GTTCAGAATGGTGTGGTGTTTCAATATCAGGAGTCTGGGCAGTCGTATCAGGTGCTTGCGCGTGAGTTTGTGTGGCAGCCTGAGCGTCTTTCTACGACTGGTAATGGTTGGCAAGGTACGATGCTTATGGTGTTAGAGGAGGTTCAATAATGAGAAGGCAATACGCTGGTGGTGCGAAACCTACTACTTTGGCTTTAAGTCTGGGTGGTTCTACTGCTGATTTAACTATTTCGGGTACTGATTTTTCTAATTACCCTGATGGTTCGGTTGGTCCGTTTTATATTGTGATTGATCGTAATACGGTGAGCGAGGAGAAAATTCTTTGTGTGAGCCGTAGCGGTAATACGATTAGTGTTTATAATTCTGGGCTTACTAATGGTCGTGGTTCTGATGGTACGTCTATTACGTCTCATAATCCGGGTGCAACGGTTGAGCATGTGTTTACCGCTACTGATGCGGATGAGGCTAATGCTCATGTGAATAATACTACGTCTGCTCATGGGTTGACTATTGCTGATGTTGTTACTGTGTCTAATACTAAAACGTTGAGTAATAAGACTATTAGTTCTGCTAGTAATACTCTTACGGTTAGTCAGGCTTCTGTCACTAATTTGACTACGGATCTTGCTGCTAAAGCGGATGCTGCTTTAACGCTTAATGCTCAAACTGGTACGACATACACGTTGGTGTTGGCTGATGCTGGGAAACTTGTTACCTTGTCTAATACTTCGGCTATTACTGTGACTATTCCGTTGAATTCTTCTGTCCAGTTCCCCATTGGTACGCAGATTGGTTTGCTTCAGATCAATACTGGTCAGGTCACTATTGCTGGGGCTTCTGGCGTAACGCTGCGTTCATACAATTCAGCAACCAAGATTATTGGTAATAATGGTTTGGCTGTAGCGGTGAAGACTGGTACTGATACTTGGCAACTGGTGGGTGCTTTGTCGTGACGTTATTGTTTCTTGGTGCTGCTGCTATACGTCCTTACAATAATGCTACGGGCGGTATTGAGTCTACGTTTACTGCTGGTGGTTTGAACTATAAACGTCATACGTTTACGTCTGCTGGTTCTGTGTCTTTGAATGTTTTATCTAACCCTAATCCGTTTACTGTCATGTTGCTGGGTGCTGGTGGTGGTGGTTCGGCTGGATACATTGCTGGTGTTGGTGTTGGTGGTTCTAACGGCGGTGGTGGCGGAGCCTTCGAAGGGACCGTTACTTTATCTACTGGTTCTAACTCTGGAACTGTAGGTTCTGGTGGTGCGGGTGGTGCTTATTCCGCTAATGCTGGTGCTCGTGGTGGTTCTTCAACTTTCGGTGGGAAGGCTGCTGGTGGTGGTGGTGGGGGTAGTACTGAATATTCTGGTTCTACTGGTCCCGGTTCTGGTGATGGTGCTACGGGTACGGGCGGTAGTGGTGGGGCTGTGTCACAGTCTGCACCGGCTGTTGCTGCTACGTTTCCCGGTCAAACTTTAAGAAACGCTTACAGCCTTGGAACAGCGGGTAATGGTGGTGGAGGCGGTTCGCAAGATGGTCCCGGTGGCGGTGGGACTGGTGTTTCTGGTGCTATTGTAGTTACTTATCAGGTGGCTTGAAATGGAGTGTGAGTAGTAATGGGTAACATTCGTTTATATGGTTCCACTAGCGGATACACGGAACTTGCTCCACCCGCTGTCGCTCCTGATGGGGTGTTGTCGTTGCCGTCTGGTACGGGGACTCTTGCTAAAGAGACAGGTGCGTGGAATTCTTGGACACCAACGGCAGGAAACTATTCTGTTGGCAACGGTTCCTTGACCTCTAGGTACATGCAAATGGGGAAATCAGTTCATTTTCAATTTGCTTTGGTTTTTGGGACAACGACTTCCATTAGTGGGGATTTTAATTTTAGTCTACCAGTCGCTAGATCGGCCTCATACTATTCAACCGCATATTCTATTCTGTCGGTGAATGGTCTTGTGGATTACATGGGGCAAGTAGTTATGTCAAATTCATTGTGTTATGTCCGGTGTGTCAACACATCTAGTACGCACGCATATGCCCAAGTTTTAAGTTCGACAGTTCCTGCGACTTGGAGCGATAACGATCAAATAATTGTCAATGGAACTTACGAGGCGGCATAAACAATGACTAACGAAACAATGATGGGTGGTTTCTGATGGCTGTAACTATTGATGGTGTTGGTGAGATTAATGGGGTGGTGTTGCCGACTACTTCGTTTGGGAAAGTGTTGCAGGTGGTGAGGGCAACGGACGCTGGAACCGATCGATCAACAACTAGTTCTAGTTACGTTGACGCAAGCATTAGCGTGACAGTTACTCCGCAAAGATCAACGAGTATTGTACTCCTTGCGTGGACTTTCGGTGCGGTGTCGATCGGGTTGGGGGCGCTAACCAATGTTCGGGCTCAATATCAACTCACAGACTCCTCAAATAATACAATATCTGGTGCTCAAACTTTGACTTTGGGATATCTAGGAAATACATCTTTAACCGGAGCATCTTTCTATATCCCCTTGACTGCCATCGGTTATGCGACGCCGGCGACGATTTCGGCGGTTACTTACAAAGGAAGATTTCGCGCTTTGTCTGCGAGCACGACTGCCTACATTGATAACGTTAATGTCACTTCACAACTCTACGCAATCGAGGTGTCAGCATGATAACCACAGCACAAGCAGTCATGTCGCTCCGTCCTAATGTGGAGTGGAGCATGAACGGTGATGACGTTGAGAACATTATTTGGCATACACCTGATGTGGAACCGTTGACGGTCGCTGAGGTTGAGGCGGAGATTGTGCGTCTTGAAGTAGAAGCGGTGGCGAGGGTTGAGGCTGAGCAGGCTGCACGATTAGCAGCGGTAGCGCATGCTAAGTCTCTTGGGTTTACTGATGAAATGATTTCTGTGATGTATCCGAATTTGGGGAGTGAAGCATGAGTGAGATTAAGGTTGTTGAGATTGGGCATCCGTCCGCTGCTGAACCTGCGTTTAAGTTTCAGTCTGACGGTTCTGTGCTCGTTTGGGATACGGGAACGAGTACCTACGTCCCTTTAGATAGTGGTGCCGCGAATTTCTCTAACACCGCGACCGGCACCTACACTGATGGCGGTGTGAACTACAAGTACATCACGTTTACGGGTTCGGGTACTTTGACTGTCACTAAGTCTGGCTTCGCCGACATCCTTGTCGTTGGCGGTGGTGCTGGTGGCGGGGGTCATAACTATTTGACATACGCTTATTTGCCAGCACAAACGCTCAGTGTTGTTGTTGGTGGTGGTGGTGCTGGTGGACTTGGTGGAGCCAGCGGGCTTCGTGCTAATGGAACTAATGGTAAAGGTTCTCGTGTTGGGCCACACATTGCTTTAGGTGGTGCAGGAAGTCCGGGCCTGAGTATGGGAAACGGTGGTTCGGGTGCTGGAGGAAACGACTTCGTCCCATCAGGAGGTTCTCCTGATTTCTCAGATCAAGGAAACACTGGTGGTAATAGTTCATCAAACCCCGGTGGATTTAGGGGCGGCGGTGGTGGTGGTGCTGGCGCTAATGGTTTAAATGGGGATTCTAATGGTGGTCACGGTGGTGCTGGGGCATCTAATAGCATCACTGGTAGTGCTGTGACTCGTGCCGGTGGTGGCGGTGGCGGTTGCCTTAATACTCAAACTCCCGGAAATGGTGGCACTGGCGGTGGCGGTAAAGGATCAGAAGGAACGGCAACCGCAACAGCAGGAACCGCAAATACTGGCGGCGGTGGCGGTGGAGGTGGCTACAACTTCAGCAGTAACACATCTGGCTCTGGCGGCAACGGCGGTTCTGGTGTTGTAATTATTCGAGTGAAGGTATAAACATGGCACATTTTGCACGCATTGAGGACGGCATCGTCCGTGAAGTAATTGTTGTCGGTAATGATGATTGTGGTGGTGGCGAGTTTCCAGACTCTGAACCTATTGGCCAAGAGTTTATTGCTTCTATTGGATTGACTGGTGAGTGGAAGCAAACTTCATACAATAGTAATTTTCGTGGAACTTATGCAGGTATCGGCTATACCTACGACAGCGAGAATGATGTGTTTGTTGCACCTGTTGATGAGATTGCCACGGTACTATCATGAGCGAACTGTTAAAAAAACTAATGTCGCGTGAGGGACGTAAATATATTTACATTATTTCCCTCGCTGTGATCCCGTTACTGGTGGCTTATGGGGTTATTGATGAAGAGGTTGCACCGTTGTGGGTGGCTCTTGCTGGAGCGGTTATTGCGCCAGTTGTTGCGTTAACTCACCTTAGTCCTAAAGAGCCTAAAGAGTAAACCTCATGTTGTTCCCTGATTCCATGATTGACGAGTGGGTTATTGCCCTTGCTGCTTTCTTAATTGCTATAGGAGTGGTGGTTAAATTTGCTTCTACCATGTATCACGCTATGAAACGTATTGAGGCTGCTATAGGGGTGGATGAGAATGGTAGGACTCTTGCTGATCGTTTGGATCGTGTGGAGCATCAGTTGTTTCCGAACGGCGGGTCGTCTTTGACAGACAAGATTAACCGTATAGCGTTCGAGCAGCAGGAACTCAAGCATGAGTTGGATATGGTGAAGGCGAGGGTTGATGAGTTACCCAGATAACAGCGGTGAGTGTGCTGTCCCTGATGATCTTGATAACAATGTGGAGTTAGAGGTGGAGAAGTCGTGGCTTTCCATTCTTCGTTAAAGAAGGCTTTGAACGCTGCCCTTCCGGGCAAGGTTGTGTATTTGAAGGGCTGGTCTAAGAGGCAGCGGGTGAATTGGGCTGGTATACCGGCTCTTCCTCATGCTCTTCTTCTGCATCATACGGCTGCTGCTGCTACTGATTCAACGAACCCGAATGCTAAGGGGAATCAGAAGGGCGCGAATAACGGGGTTATTAACTATATTCAGAACCATTTTAAGGTTCCGGCAGCGAACTTTACGCTGGACAGGGATGGGACTGTGTATGTTCATTCCGCTTACCCCGTGTGGCACGCTGGTCTTGGGTCGTTCAAGAATAAAGATCCTTGGCGTGTGTTGGGTATTCCTGACAATATGGGTAATGACTACATGTTGGGTGTGGAGATCATGTCTAAGGGGTTGAAACGCGATTTTACGAGGGCACAGATTGCGAGTTTACGAGCCCTTCAAGAGGCTTGTGGGCAGGCATCGAAATGGCCTGAGTTGAAGCGTACTTCTACTGTCCGTCATCCCCGCCATAAGGATTGGACGACCCGGAAGATTGACATCCTGTATGACCAATCCGAGATTAATAAGTGGATGAATTGAGAGACTAATGTCCCACAGGATTTTCCTCGTGAGCGATCTCCAAGTGCCCTATCACGACCAGCGGGCTGTTAACGCTGTTGCTGAGTGTATTAATGATTTGAAAGCCCCTAATGATCTTGTGGTGACGGTGGGGGATGAGATTGATTTGCCTCAGATTGGGCGTTGGACTCAGGGTAAGGGTGGTGAGTGGGAGCGGACGATTGGTAGGGATCGGGACAAGACAGTCCAGATTTTAGCCGATTTAAGGGTCGATCATTGTATCCGGTCTAATCATACCGACAGGCTATTTAAGTCGCTAGAAACCCGCTTGCCGGGGCTTTTAGGGCTACCTGAGTTGACTCTTGAGAACTTCCTGCGCCTCCCAGAGTTAGGAATCACATTCCACGAGGAAGCGTTTAGGGTAGCCCCGAACTGGGTCATCATGCATGGAGATGAAGCAGGCGTGAGTGGTGTGCCGGGTCAGACAGCGTGGGGTCTCACACAGAAAGTTGGGTTATCGGTCGCCTGTGGACACACCCACCGTCTAGGTTTACGCCCCCACACCCAGTCTGTTAACGGGAAAATAACCCGTACTTTGTACGGCATGGAGGTAGGCTGCCTTATGGACTTTAAGGAAGCGAAGTACGCGAAGACACATAACTGGCAGCAAGGATTCGGGATGCTGTATGTGGATGAGAAGAAAGTTTCCCCGGTCCTTATCCCAATAGAAAATAAATCATTTGTAGTAGAGGGGCATAGGTACAGTTGGTGATAGATCCTACAGTCGCTGTTGATGCGATCCGTTTGGTGGATGAAGATAGGCAAGAAGCGTATGGTCCTCCTGAGGAGAACTTGCAGCGGATAGCGGAAATGTGGTCAGGATATTTAGATACCCCTATCACTAAAGAAGATGTTTCTTTGATGATGGTGTTGTTGAAGATTAGTCGCTGTAAGGCAGGCTATACCCGTGATAACACGGTTGATGGTGTCGCTTATTTCCTACTACATGACAGTATGGCGAGGTATTCCTGATGGCGATTAGCAAGAATCTGATAGCGAAAATTACTTACGGTGAGTTGAAGGTTGAACTTATCGCTGAGGGTGCTTCATGGAATCCTGACGTAGCGGATGACCTAATCAAGAGGGTGTCTGTGTTGTGGCATCAGTCGCTGGAGTCCATGCTGGAAACTAATGCTTGGAAAGCGGTGGATGTTGATGAGGAAGAATAAATGGATGAGGAACCATTAATCTCCTGCGACAGGTGTAAATCTCCCGGCGCTACCGCTTACCGTGGCTGGCAATTACTATGCAAGTCCTGTGCTAACGAAGATGACATGGAGTGGTTTGAGGACAAGTTAGATCCTTGGACCAGATGATCGGGTGGTACAGTTTTATGGGGCATTAGGCTTTCCGCCAGTCCTCCAATACGCATTTCATTTTTTACAGGATCTGCTGATATTGTGACGCTCTTCCTTGAATAGTCCAATTGTTATTCAACTTTGCGTATGCTCTGGCTGCCTCAATTTTCCTAATCCGGTAGGTGAGCAGTTCTCGCATGTGTCCTTCCCACTCTTGCGGAGTGGTAGCGATACGTCCTATCCCGTCTTCGTGTAGGAGCCTGTATTCGGGGACATCTGACGCTATGAAGGGTATTCCTGATGCTGCGTATTCCAAGCCTTTAATGTTGCTTTTTGCGTAGTTAAATGGGATGTCGTTGAGGGGGACGATACCGATGTCGAACTTGAGTCCTTCAGCATATTTATGGATCGGGACTATGGGGCTGGTGGTGAGCCTGTTTGGGTTGATGCCTGTGATGTCAGCGAATGATGGTGCTGCTGGGTCGTGTCCCGCATGGTGGAACATGAGGTCGTGTTTTTCTAGGAAGTCTGGTAACCAAGCCCGAAGTTGTTCAAGATCATTATTACGGAAACTTACAGCCCCAGACCAGCCAATAACAGGCTTCCCTGACCGCTGCTTCTTCCGCTCAAACTGGTTCAGATTAACGCCGTTACGGATCAAATACACATGATCCCTCTGCTTACTGTAATGGTCATATAGGAATTGGGTGGATACGACAATCATGTCGGCAGCAGCAATAACTTCCTCATAATACTTACGGTTACTTTTCTTGTTCTTTTCAGGATGAGTCAGATCATATGCTTTGTTCGCTGGAGTGAGTCCTTCATGGAAGTCATCTATATCAACGATGATTGTTTGCCCTAATTGTTTCGCTATTTCTATTTGTTTCGGTGTCCAGCGGTCCATGATGAGTTTGAGTACTACGGTGGTGAATCCGAATAGTCCTGTGGTTTCTGTTTCTTTAACCCCGAATCCTTGATTGGGGTCCCATGCTGGTAGCCCCATTCTGGCTTTCTTGTTTGCTACTGACATGGGTAGGAGGCAGCGGTAGTAGGCGCATCCAGCGGGTGTCATGTTGGGGAATGTTCCGTTGAAGTCACGGGTGATGAACGCTACGGTCATTATTTATCCTATGAATGAGTGGCAGCCACATTTACAGTCACCATTACGG